TGGGTAGGCTCTGCCCCTCAAGTTGAACGCCTTTGCATGCGGAGCAGACGGGTGCTTCAGCTCCGCAGCAGCAAGAGACGAATAAGTGATCTTGAGGGGGATAGGTAACTTCCACGGCCGGATCGTTGTGCTCAACTCGGAGAAACGAGATTCAACTGAAACCTCCTCGAAGGGGGTCGAGAGCTCGATTGATCGATCCATCGAATCGCTTTCAACTGCTGACATGAGGCGGTTGTCCTCGGGCACCTTTGATGCCACGCAAGGAGGGCGGTCAATGCACTCTCGACCCCCGGGGAAGAGGACTGTGTGGAGGGGGTGGAACTTGTGGGTCCCACCCCCTCTTCCAGTGGGGGGTCTACTTAGGCTTCAGAGAGAAGCTTGTTGAGGAACTCGGTCTTGTAGATGCGCGAAGCACTCGCGCCCTTGCCCTTACGGTACTGGCAACGGACGGTGCAGACAATCTGCTTGTCCGATCCAAGGTACTCGTTGACCTTGTCGATCGCGTTGGCCACATCAAGACCATCAGCCGTTCCCACCTTGGTTCCAAGGAGGGTGGAAAGATGGCCGCAGAAGCGGTTGCGTTCAATCTGAAGACCGGTCTTGCGACCGTCGGAAGTGACGGCCGAAGCGGTGTCGGGGAAGGTGAAGGGTGCTCCGCCCCACACAAGCGGCGAGTCGGGATTTGACTCGTCGTTCAAGAGTTGGTAGCGGAAGCGGAACTCGGTTGCGGAAAGTTCAACGGCCTGGCCCTGTGAGTCCGTGAACCGGTAGGTGGCCTTCTCGTTGATCTCGAGGCCGAGCACGTAGCAGTCATGCTCGCCCTCTGCCGGCCACTCCCCCAGGCCTCCGACGCCGGTGTCAGGGTTTGCGTCTCCGAATGCGGCCTTCTGTGCTGCGAACATTGCGCTGATCTTGTCGTTTGCCATAACTCTTACACTCCTAAAGGGTTGTCCGGGGTTACGCCCCGGCGTTGTTGGTGTACTTGCGAACGAACTCTGCCCATGCGTGGGACTCGGGCACTTCGAACTCGGCGTCCATCTTGACGCGGTGCTTCGTGATACCGGCGAGGGTCTCGGAGTCTACCGAGAAGAGGTAACGCTTGCGCTTCTCCGTGATCAACTTGGGCTTGAGGGTTACGGTCTTGCCGTCCTTGACGATTGGGGGTTGGGCAACCTCCCGCTGCTCGGTGACCCACTCAGAACTGACTGCGGCCACCAATTCGAAGAGGGGATAGAGCCGCTTGTAGAAGCCGTCAGTGATGGTGAGCTCGGGCTTGAAGACGAAACGATCGTCGCCCAATGGGATCTTGGCGTTGACCACGTGGCAGATGATGTAGACCCCGTAGCCGTAACGTCGGAGGGTGAGGCAAGTGTCGATCACCATGTCGTAGAGTTGATCCCACGAGCGGCGACCGTCCATATCTCGCCAGTCCTTCTTGTCATTGGCACGGGTGATCCAGTCCTTGAGGAGGGGGATCCAAGTGCCGAGAGAATCGAAGAAGACTGTGGCCGGGCGAGGTTGATTGTTCTTGGCGAGGTTGCAGAGCAACTCGATCTTGGTTTGAACGGCTTCCCACGTGAGGACGAGGGGTTCTCCGTTCACGTCGATCGGTTGCCCTTGCGGATTGATGCCCGGCCAAATGGTTGCCTGGGGGTCTCCAAGGGAAGAGGTGCAGTCCATGTTGCACACCCAAGCGTCTGGGTGTGAGTGAATGAACTGGGACTTGCCCTCGCCTGGTAGCCCACAGATAAGACCAAAGAGTTTCTCGGGCGGATGAACCATACGGATTCCGGAGAATCCGAGGCTTGGGTAACGCTGCTGAGGCAGCTTTCCTGCATGGGTCGTGACAGTCATTCTTGTTCCTTATTCGCTGAAGCCAGGCATAGGCACGTTGGTGAAGATACCCATGGGTGGCGCGATGTCGAGTTGACTTGGGAATCGAGTTGGCACCGGAGGTGACAAAGGTTCTTCGATCTCGGGGAGTTCAACTTGTTGTGGCAGGGAGAGCCCCACGAACAAGACTTTCTTCTCGGGACGAATCCCAAGGAGGAAGAGCCAATGGGTCAACTTCTTGGCTGAGATGTTGTAGCCGTAGGCCTTGCTGAATGCGGTGCATGCTTCCTTGATGGATGCTGCTGAGGCACAGACGGGCAACAACTTCGGACCAATCACCTGCCGAACATACTCCTCTTCGAACATCAGTGTTGGGGTTCGGGTTCGAGACTTTCCACGAGCCCGTCGAATTCGTGCGGTTCCGGAACCGCCGGTAGATCGCCGGCGTCTCGGTGCGCGATCAGGAACTGCTGACTCTGAACTAGAGACGGCCAGTCCTTCGGCTCCGTCAGGTAGAAGGGGCTGTAGTGGGCCAGCTTGTTGCCCATCCGAATTGAGTCGATGTTCTTCAGGAAGTTGCATGGGTTTGCCTCAAGGGTTGCCAACTTGTAGATCATGGCAACACGGGAAAGATAGTCGGCTCGCCAATCGTTGTCAAGGAAGATTGACGAATGAGTGTAAGAAATGTTGATTGGAGGATCATTGACGAAGTCAGGTACCTTGTCAAGGTACTCACCTTGTCCAGTGTACCACCGAAGACAACGAGCTGTGTAGTTCGAAAGGGATGGTTCCCCGGCGAACACCTTCTCCGGCTTCTTGCCTGTGTGCTTGTAGAGTTCCTCAAGACACTCGTCCACGGTGCCACAGAACGGTTCGGTGTAGGGCTGATTCGCAGTCCACTTGATTACGTGGGTGTCCTGATCTTGGAGGTTGACAGGGGAGCACATGATGCGTCCGGCTACACCGGTGCGCTTGCCTTCTGATTCCCAGTGGAAGTCGCGGTCAAGTTGTCCGAACTGGATCGAAGGCTTGAGGATGGCAACGTGCATCATGCCACCGATCGTGGTGTTGGCCGGCAGCTTGAAGCGTTCTTGAAGGAGACCACGGTCAAAGAACCACTCGAGCGCGTGGAGGTAGTGCATCGTTTGAAACTCCTCCTTGACGGTGGACAACCGAACCAGTGGGGGGGACGCAGTAGTCTTGGCGTCTACGATCCACAGACGATTGGTTCGACGGTCAAGAAGGAGAAGATCAAACTGGGCTACTTGGCGGGTGCGGGGGAACCGCTCATCCACCCACGTGAGCCGGAGTTCGGCACCCAACTTGGTGTAGTTGGATCGAAAGTATTGAGCGGCGGGGTTGGAGTTGATGCAGGGCAGAGTCTCAAAGGCTTCGTACCAAGAGGTAGCGAAGGCCTGGTCGATCTGCTCATTCTGAATCGCCTCGACTCGCGCGTTCTCTGAGATGCGGAGATCCCGGCACAAGGCGTTCAATTCGTCCAAGCGAGTTTGGCACTGGCGCTTGAAGATTTGGGCGCGGTCACCGCGGTCGTAGAGCGCGAAGAGTGTGTGGAAGTAGGAGCCGCGCGAGAGAGCCTCAGAGTACATGAGGGGTGGAGTGAGCCCGAGGCGCCGCCTCAAGTAGTAACCGAACGGGTCGGTCAGAGCGGAGCTGTAGTCGGAGGCTCGAATGGAGGGGATCCGCGCGATGAGTCCTTCACTCTCGAGAAAGGTGCGGGCGGAGCGGGCGCGGTCAGTCGGAAGGGGTTGCGGGTCTGTCGTGGGTGGCATTCTTTACGCCTTTGATTTTGTCCCTGATCTTGATGATGCGGTTGTAGACGGATTGCGGGGACTTCAATCCGAGAACCGCTGCAATGCGGATCATAGTGTACCCGTCATTGCGAAGACGAATGATTGTCCATTCCTCCTCTGTGAACTCTGGCAAGTCCATTGACTCAGGAGGGGGGAGGGCAACGTGTTCACCGAGTGTATCAGTTGTAACGTGCAACTTCAAGCGGGGACCCGAAGACGTGAATCGAAATCCGTTCGAAGTCCAGTAGGCGTAGTGGACTGCCCCCCAAAGAAAGCTCTTGAGGAACGTGACCACTGTGGATTTGGATGGGTCGTAGACTGTGGCAAGAAGTCGATCGGCTTGGATGTAGGCCTCCGACAGAATTTCTTCTTGCGTCCAAGCCGGGAATCGTTTCTTGCGATGAGCCTCTACCGCCCACAGGTGCAAGTAGCCAACGTGGTCGGAAGCCTTCTTAGAGCGATTGAGCCCCCCACTGGGATGGGCGGGCATGGCCGTTCACTCCTCAACGAAGGAGGGGGGAACGAGGTACCAACCCTCTTGGAGTTGGACTCGGTTGTCGGAAAGAACCCAGTCGTTGTTGATGCGCGTGTACACGCGCGCGCGGGTATCAGGACCGACTCGAACCGGGGCTGCCTCCGGAACCAGGATCGTCCGGGCGCCGCATCCAGCTACGGATGCGAGCACCAGCGCGACCCAGAAGGCCACGATCAGGTACGGAATCGACCGCCCGCGCGGGCTTGCGAAGAAGTTCTTCAAGCCAACGAAGGATTGCGAGGAAGAAGTCTGCCATCGACTCACTTCGCCCCCACGTCTTCGCTGCTCACGTCGTTGTCACGCGCAGCAATGAGGCCGACTCCGGCGATGACCGCTGCAACGAGTGCCGCGTAGTCAGGCTGGGTCATGGGGTTGCCATCAAAGTAGGCAGTGAGGGCAGAGCCAAGGGCTGTGAGGATGGCACCAATACCGGCAGCGGTTGTCTTCCAACTTTTCATGGTTATGCTTTCTTTTCGAGGTTCTTGATTCGTTCATCCATACGGACGAGGTCTTCGCGGAGTCGACCGAGTTGGGTGTGTATCCAGCCGGACGCGCAGAAGGCGGCAACAAAGGGGCTCAAGATTGTAGCCAGTTGTTCGAGGGTCATTTTGTTATCCGAGGAAAGTACCCATGAGGAAGTAGTTCACCCGGTAACTAACCCCGTTGGTTCCGGGGTGGTTGAAAGTCATACCGGTGGGGGAGGAGCCTGGTGCCACCACAATCTCTTCGGCGCCGAGCGTCTGAAAGTCGTGGCCCATGCCGATCAGGACTCGCCCGCCGGTGGCGTACTGCGCGGCCGACTCAGAAAGAGCGGACGTGGCGGCGTTAGAGATGGAGAAGTCGTCGGGCAGCGCATAGCCCAGACCTGTGCCTGTGGTGGCTCGACCAAAGGATGTTGGATTGGTTGCAGAGCCAACAGCCATCAACCCGTTTGAGGTTGAGAAGTTGGAAGCATAGGGGGGCAACACATTCCAAAGACCGTTGACCCGGGAGTCGAAGGAGGGGAGCAGGTTGAGCCGGGCAAGGATGTCATCGGGCAACCGATGAATGTCAGGGTTCAGCCGGTTTGCCGTGGTGAAGCCCCGGGTTTGCGGAGCCAGACCGAATGGCATGATGAAGGGCGCAGCGTAGCTCGTGAGCGTTCCGAAGGTGAGACTCGAGGCCGTATCGTTGGAGGAACTCGAGGTGATGATGAAGAGCGGCCAGATGTGGATGCGGTCGTAGGCGTTGGGCACCTTGACCGGATAGCAAGGATCACTGTCTCGCCACAGCCACGGTTGAAATCGGTTGGCCGCAAAGGTGGAGATGAACGTGGCGGCAACGTTTGTCCCCGGCGATCCGGCGCCTGTCACGGCAGAGGACTGCTCGTGGTAAAGGACGAAGGGTTGAGAAGCGAGGGTGGATGCGGCAGCGAAGCCGAAGTGTGCGGGCTCAACTGCCCGGAAGGTCTGAAGCGGGGGGTTCGGCATGGGTGATCGCTCCGTTGATCAAAAGTCTAGCGACTTCTTCTCCAACTGCTCGTCTTTGGACGGGTGTTGCAGCAGGAAGATACAAGATTTGGATGTGATTTTCGAGACAGATTCGTTGAAGGGCGTCGACCACCAACCACGGATCCACTTCAAGCCTGGCTTTAGCCGTCCTGACAAGGTGGCCGACGGTCCCTTCGAGGAGGAGTATCGGATTGGAGCAGGAAGATCGCAACCGAGAACAAGCCTTGACGAAACGCTCGCGCCCAGCAGGGGTGAGCAGGTTGTTGTAGAGCTCGGGCAGATCTTTCTTGCGCTCAATCAGGGTCTTAGATTCGAAGCCATCT